CGAGATCGTTCTGCCTGCGAACAGCCACATTATTAACATCCAGATGCTGAACACTGTGGCGTGGGACGGGGTTGCTACGACCCTGAGCGTTGGCGAGACCGCAACGGCCACTGAGCTTGTCGCTCTGACCGCAATGCCCGTCGGCCTTGTAGGCCTGAGCCCCGGCACTGACGCAACTCGCACGGCCAACTGGGATGACACTGGAACGACCGATGTTCGCATCTTCGTGAAGTCTGCCAACACTGGCGCTGGCGTTGGCACCCTCACGGTTCGCTACGTCCAAGCCCACGAACTGCCGTAATAGGAGGCCCTGATGGCCGGTTCTGACGTAAAATCAAAGCGGGTCACAGGGACGGGGGCGCTCGCAGTCGGGCGCTCCCGTCTCCGCATGATCCTCGTAACCACGGGCGCGGGAGCTGGGCGGCTGACCCTCACGGACGGCGATGGCGGGGCAACAACCGTCGATGTCGATCTCGTGACTAGCACCACGCACAACGTCTACATCCCAGAGGAAGGCGTCCTGTTTTCCTCGGACATCCATGTCGCCACAGCCACCAACATCACGGCTGCGACGTTCTTCTGGTCGTAAGGCTTCGACAATGGGCAAAACCCCAGCATGGACCCGCAAAGAGGGTAAGGACCCAAAAGGCGGGTTGAATGCCAAAGGCCGAGCTTCGGCAAAAGCGCAGGGGATGAATCTCAAACCCCCTGCGCCCAACCCGAAGACAGACAAGGACAAGGGGCGGCGCAAGTCATTCTGCGCCCGCATGGGAGGAATGCCCGGACCGATGAAAGATGAGAAGGGCAAGCCTACTCGCAAAGCCCTGTCCCTCAGAGCGTGGAACTGCTGACATGAACCGCGGAAGCATGACCCAACAGATCGAGAATCCCGGAGGGAAGAGGATGGCAAAGACTGGCTTGTATGCTAACATCAACGCCAAGCGGAAGCGCATCGCCGCAGGCTCTGACGAGAAGATGCGGAAACCGGGAACCAAGGGCGCACCGACCGCACAGGCGTTTCGGCAGTCCGCCAAAACAGCGAAGGGGAAGAAATGATGAAAGCTGGCAAGAAGGGCGGCAAGGGCTGCTCGGCTGACATGATCAGCCCGCGCAAGGCTATGGCCATGGGCATGAAGCCCGCAGTGGTCAAAAAGGGCAAGAAGTAAACCATGGCAACCTCAGGGACCCGGACGTTCAATCTGGACGTCGGCGAGCTTATCGAAGAGGCGTATGAGCGGTGCGGGCTTGAAGTCCGCACGGGCTACGACGCGCGCACGGCACGGCGGTCCCTGAACCTGATGTTCGCTGAGTGGGCCAACCGCGGCCTGAACCTGTGGACCGTGAACCAAGCCACGATCACCGTCACTGTTGGTGTCGCGACCTACACGGTCAACGCCGACCACGCGGACATCCTTGAGATGGTTCTTCGTCGGGACGGCACGGACTACGAAGTCGAGCGCATCAGCCGCGGGGACTTCTTCCTTCTGCCCAACAAGACCACGCAGGGGCGGCCGTCGCAGTTCTACTACGACCGCCAGATCGCCCCGAAGATCAGCCTTTGGCAGGTTCCTGAGAACTCGACCGACCAGTTGATCTACTACTACGTCCGCCGCATCGAGGACGCAGGAACCCTGCAGAACACCACCGACATGCCGTGGCGGTTCTATCCTTGCATGGTCGCGGGCTTGGCTTATTACCTCGCCATGAAGCGGGCCCCGGATCGCATGGGAATGCTCAAGGCGATCTACGACGAAGAGTTCACGCGCGCGGCCGAGGAAGACGAAGATCGGGTGCCGTTGAAGCTACAGCCTGATGTGGCCTACCTGAGGTTCTGATGCCATACGCCAGTGGAAAAAATGCTTGGGGTATTTCTGACCGCTCCGGCGTCCGCTTCCGGCTGCGCGACATGCGTAAGGAGTGGACGGGGCTTCTCGTCGGCCCCGACGAGTACGACCCAAAGCATCCGCAGCTGTTCCCGCCAAAGGCGTACCCTGACCCGCAGGCGCTTCGCAATCCTCGCCCAGACCCGGAGGCAGGGCATGTCTATGTCAATGCCGGAGACTGGGTCTTTCCTCCGCTTCCACACCTCGCAGGACCGATCACGGGATCGGTTGGAAGGGTTACGGTAACCACATCATGAGCTTCACTTACGGCCAACTGAAGCAGGCTCTGCAGGACTATCTCGAGACCTCGGAGACTACCTTCGTCAATAACCTCCCGCTCTTCATCCGCCTGTCGGAGGAGCGCATCCTCAAGAACGTCCAGCTGAACCTGTTCCGCAGGAACGTCACGGCCAACGCAACGTCTGGGAACCAGTTCCTCGCTTGCCCGTCGGATTTCCTTGCGCCGTTCTCGTTGTCCTACACGGACGGCGGAAACGATAAAATCTTCGCGGAGTTCAAGGACGTCAGCTTCGTGCAGGAGTACGCTCCGGACGTGGCTGTGACCGGAGCGCCCCGGTACTACGCCCAGTTTGACAACGAGAACTTCATCTTGGGCCCAGCCCCGAACTCGGCGTATTCGATGGAGCTTCACTACTTCTACCGCCCTACCAGCTTGACGGCCGGATCGGACAGTGGGACCACGTGGCTCAGCGTCAACGCCGAACTGACCCTGTTCTACGGCGCAATGATCGAGGCATACCTGTTCCTGAAAGGCGAGCCCGACTTGCTGGCCAGCTACGATAAGCGATTTCAAGAATCTCTGCTTGGTCTCAAGATGCTGGGCGAAGCCAAGCAAGTCACCGATGAATACCGCAAAGGCATGGTTGTGAGGGCGAAAGAATAATGTTTACTGCCATGTCCGCCCCCGGCTCCGTCAGCGTCATGACGTCCTCCAACGGGGGGCACAGCCCAGAGCAGATCGCTGAGCTTTGTGTTGACCGTCTTATCCGGGTTTCCGACTCAGCCCCGCCAGAGATCGCCATGCAGGCCCGCGCCTTCAAAGAGCAGATGTTGGCCGTCGTCCTGCACTATGTTAGGATGGCCGCAGAACAGGACCGGGCGACGGTTGTGACCAAACTTGAGCAGGCCGGAGCGGCTGACATGGCTCAACAGATCAGGAGACTTTGAGATGGCCTTCACTGGCAACTTCATGTGCACCAGCTTCAAGGACGAGCTCCTCGAGGGCGTCCACGATTTCCGTCTCACGGGCGGCGACACTTTCAAGTTGGCGATGTACACCAACAGCGCCTCGTTCACCGCTGCAACCACCGCATACACCGCCACCAACGAGGTCGCTGCCTCGGGGTCGTACACCGCTGGCGGCGGTACGTTGACCAACGTCTCTCCCGTAACTTCCGGAACCACGGCGTTCACGGACTTTGCCGACCTGTCGTTCACCTCGGCCACCATCACGGCGCGAGGCGCTCTTATTTACAACACGACCCCGGCGCACACCTACACCAACCCGACGGTTGTGGTGCTCGACTTCGGCTCGGACAAAACGTCGACAAGCGGCACGTTCACCATCCAGTTCCCCACGGCAGACGCTACCAACGCCATCATCCGCATCGCTTAATCGTGGGGGTAGGCTGTGTCTCTGGTCCTGTCCGATAGGGTACTTGAAAGCTCGACGACGACGGGGACTGGTACTTTTGCTTTGGCGGGAGCTGTGGCAGGGTTCCAGAGTTTTTCCGCTGGGGTTGGAGACGGCCACACCACGTACTACACGATTACGGACGGGACCTCCGGTGCGTGGGAAGTTGGCATCGGCACGTACACCTTGTCGGGGTCTACCCTGTCCAGAGACGTCATCCTGTCCTCATCCAACAGTGGGTTGGTGGTGACCTTTGCAGCGGGGACCAAGAGCGTCTTCACAACACTCCCGGCCAAGAGGGCGGTGTATACTGGGAGAGCCGTCGCCATGGCTCTTGTGTTTGGATAGGGGGATAACCGATGGCTGCGCCAAACATTGTCAACGTGACGAGCATTATCGGGAAGACTGTGACCGCGGATTTGACTACAACCGCAGCCACTTCGGTATTGAGTAATGCAGCGTCCTCCAATCTAGTCCTTAAAATCAACACCTTGATCGTGTCGAACGTGGACCCTAGCGCCAGTTGTGACGTCACCGTCTCCCTCTACAGCGCGGCCGCTCTTGGCGGGACGCCGATCCAGATCGCAAGCACCATCAGCATCCCTGCGGACACGTCCTTGATCGTGATCAGCAAGGACACGCCCGTTTATCTCGAAGAGAATCGGTCGATTGGTGCAACGGCAAGCGTCGCAAACGACCTGAAGGTCGTTTGTTCCTACGAAGAAATTTCGTGAGGCCTTGATATGACAAGAGCCCCGGGGGGATTTATCTCCGCAACACTCAACTCGTCGAACGGCGGGGCAAGAACCAGTGGCGGTATCTTCACCCTTCCTGAGTACAACGGTTGGTTTCGACGGGTAGGTCAGGTTGCGTACACATCTCCCGGAACCTACACTTTTGTAGCCCCATCTTTTGTCCCAGTCGTTGACGTCGTTGCCATCGGAGGTGGGGGCGGTGGCCTTGGCACCGCGAGCGGGGGCAACGGCGGCGGGGGCGGTGGCCTTGGTTGGGCGAACAACATTCCGGTTGTAGCTGGAGCGTCGTACACGGTCACGGTGGGCGCTGGAGGGACGTCCACAAACAGCGGGACAACCACCACCAACGGAGGCGACAGCTGGTTCGACACCACCGGGACGGTTCGGGGCGGCGGTGGCGGGCGGGCAAACTCAGCGACCGCTGCTACGACTAACACGGGCGGAACCTTTGCCTTCACTCAGAACATTCCCATTGCCCAAACCGGAGGCGGTGGCAACGGCGGGGTCGGTGGAAGAAACACGGCTACCACAAGATCGGGTGGCGGTGGCGGCGCGGGCGGCTATGCGGGGACTGGGGGCGCTGCGGGAACTACTGCGGCAGGAGGAGCCGGAACTGGCGGTGGCGCGGGCGGCGGTGGCGCTAGTGGTTCTACCGCTACGGCTGGTGCTGGTGGCGGGGTGGGGCTCTTGGGACAGGGGGCAAACGGAACTGGCGGCGCTGGCTCAGCTACAGCAGGGGTCGACGGCACCGGAGGCACCGGAGGCTCGGGTGGCACAAACGCAACGGTCGGGCCCTACAACACAACCACAAACCGCTCGACGCCCGGACTCTATGGCGGCGGTGCCGCAGGCTCGGAACTGGCATCCACCGAACACGCCAACGGAGCTGGCGGCGCTGTCAGGATCATCTACGGATTCGGAAGGGCGTTTCCGTCAACGAACACGGGGGACTTGTGATGCGTTTATTTATCCGCATGCTGGACGGAGTTCCATTCGAGCATCCTATTGTCGAATCGAACATGAGGGATGCGTTTCCCTTTGTGGACTTGGACAATCTGCCGCCCCACTTCATGCCGTTTGAGCGGATTCAATGCCCAAGAGCCGATGACGGTAAGATCATTATCAGCGCTGAGTGCCGCTACGAAATTCAGGACGGCGTTGTCCGGGATGTCTGGACGGTCGTCCAAGAGGATGCCCCGCCCGAGGAGGCAGTGTAAAGCTCGCTGTCCCGCATGCGCGGCCTGTGCTAAATTAAAGGAGCTGGCTTAATCTAACGGAGGTGCCGGATGTTAGGTTTTTATCCGCTGTCATCCGCTCCGCTTAGTTCGAGCGACATTTTTACAGCTAGTGTAGTCATAACGGTCCCCGTCACGGGCGTTTCTGCCACGGGAGCTGTTGGGACTGTTTCAGTCACGGGGACTGCCGTTGTTCCCGTCACGGGCATTTTTGCCACTGGGGCTGTTGGGACTGTTTCGGTCACGGGGACTGCCGTTGTTCCCGTCACGGGCGTTTTTGCCACGGCGGCTGTCGGCACAGTCACTGTTGCGGCATCCACCGACGTTCCCGTCACGGGCGTTTCTGCCACTGGGGCTGTTGGGACTGTTTCGGTCACGGGGACTGCCGTTGTTCCCGTCACGGGCGTATCTGCCACAGGTACTGCCGGAACGGCTGTGGTTTCAACCTTCGCTGACGTTCCGGTCACAGGCCTCTCCGCCACGGGCGAGATTGGAACTGTTGCTGTTGCGGCATCCACCGACGTTCCCGTCACGGGCGTTTCTGCCACAGGTGCTGTTGGCACTGTCGTAGTCTCAATCCCGGTTGACGTCCCTGTCACTGGCGTAGCTGCCACGGGGGCTGTTGGAACTGTTGCTGTCACGGGCACCGCCCTTGTCCCTGTCACGGGCGTATCTTCCACGGGGGCTGTTGGCACTGTCGTAGCCTCAATCCTCATTGACGTCCCTGTCACGGGCGTATCTGCCACGGGCGCTGTCGGTAGTGTCTTGGTAGCCGTTCCCGGAGTTACCCCTGTCGAGGGCGTATCTGCCACGGGCGCTGTTGGCAGTGTCTTGGTCTTCGCGGGTTCTGTCATTGTCCCTGTCACTGGCGTAGCTTCCACGGGAGATGTTGGAACTGCTGCGGCCACGGGCACCGCCCTTGTCCCTGTCACGGGAGTTTCCGCAACCGGGTCTGTTGGAACTGTCGTAGTCTCAACTCTTGTCGACGTCTTGCTGACAGGCGTATCTGCCACTGGCGCTGTCGGTGACGTTGAGGCGGGGGATATTGTCAACGCCCCAGTGACAGGCGTTTCCGCAACCGGGTCCGTTGGCTCAGTTGCCGTTGAGGGCTCTGCTCTGGTGGCGCTTAGCGGGGTCTCCGCAACAGGCGTTGTTGGCGCGATCCCCTTCAACACGTCGGTGCTTGTGACTGGCGTCTCGGCCTCAGGCTTTGTCGGCACCGTCTTTATCTGGACCCAGATTGTCCCTGCACCAGCGACCAATTGGGACCCCATTAGCCCGGCGGTGACCACGACGTGGGGTACTCTTTTTCCTGCCCCCGGCTCCGTCTGGGCGCAAGTTTCCCCTGCCCCGCCCACCGCGTGGAGCGCTTTTTCCCCTGCCCCCGGAACAACGTGGGCGCAGGTTACTCCGGTCGCGGCTGACTCGTGGACAGCCGTCTCGCCCTCTGCCCCCACCTCATGGAACGGTATTACCCCTGCTCCCGGTTCGACGTGGACGCAGGTCAATACAGATGCTATAAATTCATGGACCGAGGTGCAACCAGCACCGTCCACCACTTGGACAAACATCGCGGCGTAAGGAGGCGATATGGCCAGCACGTATACAGCGAACAGCGGCATTGAGCTCATTGCAAGCGGCGAACAGTCCGGCACTTGGGGCACAACGACCAACACCAACCTGTCGATTGTTGACCGACTGGCGAACGGGGTTGGGGTGATTTCTCTCGCAGGTACAACCCACACGCTGACCACCTCTGACGGGGTTCTCTCGGACGGGCAGTACGCGGTTCTGGTTTTTGTCGGGGCCCCTTCCGGCCCGAACACGGTGACGATTTCGCCAAACGACGGGCAGCACGTCTACATCGTCAAGAACTCCTCTGGCGAAAGCGTAATCCTGACCCAAGGTTCGGGAGGCAACGTCACTGTAGCCAACGGCGACACCAAGGTTGTGTACTCCGACGGAACCGGAGCAGGGGCCGCGGTCGTAGACATCACCGCTGACTTCGCTATGTCGAGCGTCAAAATCACCGGGGGTTCGATCACCGGGATCACCGACCTTGCTATCGTGGACGGGGGCACTGGAGCGTCGGATGCGTCCACTGCCCGGACCAACCTCGGCCTCGCCATCGGCACGAACGTGCAAGCCTACGACGCGGAGCTCACCGCCATTGCCGCTCTCGCAGTAGCCGATGGAAACATCATTGTCGGCAACGGCACGACTTGGGTCGCCGAAAGCGGCGCGACTGCCAGAACCTCTCTTGGTCTTTCCATCGGCACAGACGTACAGGCCTACGACGCCGGACTTCAGTCGATTTCCGGGCTGACGACGTCTGCCGATCAGATGATCTATACGACGGCTCTGGACACCTACGCCACCACGGGGCTCACCGCGGCTGGGCGAGCAATCCTTGACGACGCCGACGCCTCTGCTCAGCGCACGACCCTTGGCGTTGCCATCGGCACTGACGTGCAGGCGTATGATGCGGCGCTTCAGTCCATCTCTGGGCTGACGACGTCTGCAAACCAGATGATCTACACGACGGCCCTCGACACCTACGCCACCACGGGCTTGACCGCTGCTGGCCGCGCCATTCTTGATGACGCCGACGCCTCTGCCCAACGCACGACCCTCGGCCTCGCCATTGGAACAAACGTGCAGGCCTACGATGCGGAGCTGACAGCCATCGCAGGACTCGCGGTCACCAATGGAAACTTCATTGTCGGCAACGGCACGACGTGGGTTGCCGAAAGCGGCGCGACGGCGCGGACCTCTCTTGGCCTCGGCACGATGGCGACTCAGGCTGCGTCGTCTGTGACGATCACTGGCGGCTCTATCACGGGCATTACCGATCTGGCTGTCGCTGATGGTGGAACCGGGGCGTCTGACGCGGGCACAGCTCGGACCAACCTCGGCCTTGCTATCGGCACGAACGTGCAGGCCTACGATGCGGGGCTGCAGTCGATCTCCGCCCTGACGACGTCTGCCGACCAGATGATCTACACGACGGCGCTCGATACCTACGCCACCACGGGGCTTACCGCGGCTGGTCGCGCTATCCTCGACGACGCGGATGCGTCTGCTCAACGCACGACTCTTGGCCTTGCCATCGGCACGAACGTGCAGGCCTACGACGCTGAGCTGACCGCCATCGCGGGTCTTGCGGTTACCGACGGAAACATCATTGTCGGCAACGGTACGACTTGGGTTGCCGAGAGCGGAGCGACGGCGCGAACCTCCCTTGGTCTCGCCATCGGCACAGACGTGCAGGCCTACGACGCTGAGCTGACCGCCATCGCAGCTCTTGCGGTTACCGACAGCAACTTCATTGTTGGTAATGGTACGACTTGGGTTGCCGAGAGCGGCGCGACGGCGCGAACCTCCCTTGGTCTTGGAACCATCGCCACGCAGGATGCTTCTTCTGTGACGATCACGGGAGGCACCATCAACGGCACCGCCATTGGCGGGTCCACCGCCGCCGCGGGGGCATTTACCACGGTGTCTGCGTCAGGCGACGTGACGATTGCCGACAAGATTGTACACGATGGAGATACGAACACCTCCATTCGCTTCCCTGCCGTTGATACGGTGACTGTGGAGACTGCGGGGGTGGAGCGTCTAAGGGTTGCCCCTTCCGGCGACGTGACTTTCTCTAACGGAATTATTCAGACAGTCTTTGCTTTGTCCGGCACCACTCCTGCGTTGGACCCGACCAACGGCACGATCCAAACATGGACGCTCACGGCCAGCTCGACCCCTACCGACAGCTTGGTTGCGGGCGAAAGCCTGACGTTGATGATCGATGATGGCACGGCCTACACAATCACGTGGCCGTCTGTGACGTGGAAGACTGACGGCGGAACCGCGCCGACGTTGAACACGACGGGGTTCACCGCTATCATCCTGTGGAAGGTTGGGTCCGTGCTGTACGGCGCTCGGGTGGGTAACGCATAATGATCGGAGCAAATCTTCTCAGCGCGACGTCGTCGTCTCAGGGTTCGAGGGCCATCGCCGTAGGCGTCACCTCTTGGCCTAATTTGATGGTGTACTCGTGGAACAATGGGTTTGGGGGTTTGTTTAGCAGTCCATCCACACCTGTTCCCGGAACTGTTCGAGGTGTGGCTTTTAGTCCCGACGACTCGGCCATCGCCGTAGCGCATCTTACCACCCCGTTTATCACGGCCTACCCTTGGACGGCCTCTGGGTTCGGGACTAAATACACCAACCCGGGAACGCTTCCTGCAAGTACGGGCAACGGCATAGCCTTTAGCGGCGACGGCTCCGCTGTCGCCGTGGCCCATGCCGTAACCCCCTTCGTCACGGCCTATCCTTGGTCTGGCTCTGGGTTTGGAAGCAAGTATGCCAACCCCGCCACGCTGCCTGCAGGCACTGGAGAGGATATTGCCTTCACCGCAGGCGGCTCGGCCGTAGCTGTGGTTCACCAAACCACCCCTTTCGTCACGGTCTATCCTTGGTCCGGCTCTGGGTTTGGGACTAAATACACCGACCCGGGAACGCTTCCTACAGGCACGGGCAATGACGTGGCCTTTAGCCCTGATGGCTCCGCCGTGGCCGTGGCACACACCACCAGCCCGTTCATTTCGGTCTACCCTTGGTCCGGCTCCGGGTTTGGAAGCAAGTTCTCAGACCCCGCCGCCCTCCCCGGGAACATCGGGTTTGGCGTAACTTTTTCTCCAGACGGGTCCTACGTTGCCGTAGCGCACAGCGTCAGCCCGTTCATTTCGGTCTACCCTTGGTCCGGCTCCGGGTTCGGCACAAGATATGCAGACCCTGCCACGCTGCCTACTGGGAACAGCAGCGGTGTTGCATTCAGCAGTGACGGGTCGAGCATTGCTGTAACGCACATCAACGCCCCCTACGTTACGGCCTACCCTTGGTCTGGCGCTGGGTATGGGACTAAGTACGCCGACCCGACCGTTCTGCCAACCAGCGCTGCCAACAGCGTGGCCTTCTCCAATGTTGGCAACGCCCAGCCCGCGTATACCGAATACATCGCCGTGGTCACCGACGCGTCTCCTCGTGTTTTAGCCTATCCTTGGTCGGGGTCTGGTTTCGGAACAAAGTACGCCAACCCGGCCACACTTCCTCCATCTACATCCTTTGGCGTGGCTTTCAGTCCCGACGGTTCAGCGCTTGCGGTAGCCCACGACTCGGGATTTGGCGTAACCGTCTACCCATGGTCCGGCTCTGGTTTTGGTACCAAGTATGCCGACCCGGCCGTTTCACCCGGAAGTGGCAGAGGCATAACTTTCAGCCCTGATGGCTCGACTATCGCTCTGGCAGTAAGCGGCAGCCCTAACATCGCGGCCTACGCTTGGTCCGGTTCTGGGTTTGGGTCTAAGTACGCCAACCCGGCCACGCTTCCAACGGGCTCTGGAACCGGGATAGCTTTCAGCCCCGACGGCTCGGCTATCGCTGTATCTCACCAAACCACCCCCTTCATTACGGCCTACCCTTGGTCTGGTTCTGGGTTTGGAACCAAGTACGCCAACCCGGGAACGCTTCCACCGGGCGACACAGATGGTATAGCCTTCAGCGGCTCGGCTATTGCCGTTGTTCATAGCCTTACTCCTTTCGTCTCGGCCTACCCGTGGTCCGGCTCTGGGTTTGGCTCTAAGTATTCCAACCCCAGTACTCTCCCAGCCGGACAGGGGGGCGGAGTGGCCTTCAGCCCCGACGGCTCGGCTATCGCCGTAGCACACATAACAACCCCTTTCTTCTCCGCCTACCCTTGGTCTGGCTCTGGGTTTGGGACTAAATACACCAACCCGGGCGTACTTCCGGCGGGCACTGGGACTGCAGTGGCTTTTAGGTCTAACACAGGCTCCGACTTGGCTATGGCTTCCAGTTTTAGCAGCTATCTTTATGTTTACCCTAGACTTTCCGGAGGAGGCCCCGGTACTAAGTACGCAGACCCGTCCACGCTTCCAACGGGTATCACCCGTGACGTAACCTTTGGGCGAGTCATACTATAGCCACAGAAGGAGGAATCCGTGGAAAACACTGAAGCACCTAAGACCCGTGAAGAAATCCTGCAAATGTCGCTCGAGGCCCGAGTGCAGGAGGTCATG